CTGATGCGGGAGCGTATACGTCCGCGACCAGTCCCTACGGCACGTTCGACCAGGGGGGCAACGTGTGGGAGTGGAACGAAACCCTGATCAGCGGCTCGTTTCGGGGCTTGCGCGGGGGTTCGTGGGGCAACTTCTCGCTCGACCTGCAGGCCTCGAACCGGCTCAACGGCAACCCGACGGACGAGAGCCTCGTTATCGGGTTCCGTGTGGCAACCGTCCCTGAGCCAAGTACAGCAGTGCTGGGAATCGTTGGTTGTGCGTTGATGTGGGTGCTACGAAGGCGGTTTAAGTAGCCCTTTGTCCTTTTGCTCTTTTACCCTTTATCTTTTCGTTCCCGCCGGAGGCGTTAGCCTCCGGCGCGCGATGGATTTTTTGAAATTGCACGCATTCCACCGGAAGCCGCCAAGCAACCGCCAACCGTCCTGGTGAAGTGGTACGATTGGCTCCGCTGGCTGCTGGACCGCGTGGATAGCTTTCCCAAGAACCAGCGGTTCATTTTTGGGACTCGCTTGGCCGACAGGGCGATTGGCGTGTTGGAGTTGCTGCTGGAGGCGGCCTACAGCAGCGAGAAGCAACAACTTCTGGCCCGAGCGAACCGCGAGATCGAAGTGCTCCGCTGGCTGGTGCGATTGGCCAAGGACCGCACGCTGTTGACGCAGAAGCAGTACCTGTTCGCCTGCAAGGGCCTGGCCGAATGCGGGCGGATGGTGGGAGGGTGGCTGAAGCAATCGGCGACCAAGGAAGGCAACCGTCATGCACCGCCACCACCACCTGTTTGAACGGATTGGCACGCTGGAAAACCTGCTGGCCGCCGCCACCGACGCGCTGCGCGGCAAACGTCAGCGGGGACCGGGCTTCCGCTTCTGGACGGAGCTGGAACACGAAATCTGCGCTCTGCACGATGAGCTGTTGTCGGGAACGTATCGCCACGGTCCGTACAGGTACTTCACGATCCACGAGCCGAAAGAACGGCTGGTCGCGGCTGCCCCTTTCCGCGACCGCGTGGTGCATCATGCGATCGTGCGCGTGATCGAGCCGATCTTCGAGCCTCGGTTTATCGAGGACTCGTTCGCTTGTCGGCGCGGGAAAGGGACGCACGCCGCGATGCGCCGGGCATCAGAATTCGCCCGCAGGTTTCCCTATGCACTCAAGTGCGACGTGCGGAAGTATTTTCCGTCGATCGACCACGATATTTTGTTAGCTCAACTCGCGCGCGTGATTGCCGACGAGCGATTGCTGGCGCTGATTTCGTCCATCATCGATACGCACGCCGACGACGTGCGGCAGGTATGGCCGGCTGGCGGCGACTTGTTTGACGTGCAATTCCGCAAGCGCGGGCTGCCCATCGGCAACCTGACGAGCCAGTTCTTCGCTAACGTGTACTTGAACCCGCTCGACCACTTCGTGAAGCACGAACTGCGGGTCAAAGGCTACGTGCGCTACCTGGACGATTTTCTGTTGTTTGGACACGATCGCGCGACGCTGCGGCGGCAGGGCGCGGTCGTGCGCGAGAAGCTGGCGGAATTGCACCTGGACATGCACCCCGATAAGTATCGCCTGATGCCCACCCGCTGCGGCGTGGACTTCGCCGGCTACGTGGTTTTCGGCGATGGCCGGGTGCGCGTGCGGTCCTCCAGCGTGCGGCGCTTCGACCGGCGGTACAAACGGATGCTGTGGCAAGTGCGGCACCGCTTTGAGTCGCCGGCAAAGGTGACCGAGAGCGTGTGTGCGTGGGTGGCCCACGCGCGACATGCACAAAGTTTTAGACTTCGAAGCTCCGTGCTTTCGGGACGGAAAGAGGCGGGGTGGCTGGGATGAACATGCGGCTCGTTTCGGGGCTTGCGCGGGGGTTCGTGGAACAACAACTCGAACAACCTGCAGGCCTCGAACCGGAACAACAACAACCCGACGAACGAGAACAACAATATCGGGTTCCGTGTGGCAAGCCCCTGAAAACTCTAGCAGCCATGGCCAAAAGCCACGTCCCGCTCGGCCAGATTCCCGTGGGTGTCAGAAGCTCACGGGACCGCGCCAGGCTCAGGGACTACCCGGCCATCCCGCGTGCCCGCCCTTCAAAGCGGGCAGGCAAAGAAGCAAGGCTTGCGCCGCGGCGAGTAGCAACTGCCGAAAGCCGCGTGCAAGCCGATCGCGCTTCGCGAACGCTCGCTGCGTCTCGCGGTTAAAGCAAAGCCCCGCCGTACCTCCCATACCTCACTTCCACAGTCGGGCGCGGCCACTACGATTGAAGTATGGCCGATCTAACTTCACTCGCCGGCATTGAAGCCGAGCTCGTCGACACCGCGGACTACGACGTGGCGCTGGACGTGTCCAAAGCGAAGCGCCGCGTGGCAGCTCTACGCCGGAAGCTCGATTTTCCGCAGTCGAGCGGACGAGGCGAGCAGAACGTCGCGTTCGCGATGCAGGCGATCGAAAACCAGCTGCAACAAGTGCTTGCCTGGATCGCGGCGAACGACGCGCCGAGCGAGGCCCAGCGGCTGACGAATCCCGACGTGGTTCACGCCGACTTTTCGACCTTCCGGGGATACTCGAGCTGATGATCGCAGGGACGCACAAGACGAACGGCCACGCCAACGGTTCGGCGCTATCGCTCGTCGACCGGATTGTCGAACTCGACAGCGCCTATTTCGAGCGGCGGCAGGAGCGCGAGGCCGCGTCGACCTATGCGGCCGGCACCAGCGACCGCATGAATCCCGTGCCCAAGGGCATCGATCCGCTGGGCACCGACGCCGACTATCACTACCGCACCGAACGCAACTACTTCCTGATGGTCGAACGCGCACGGGCCGCTGTGCGGAACCATCCGCTTGTCGAGCAGGGCGTCAACCGGCTCATCGCCAACATGCGGATCGGCGACTACACGCTCGATGTCAATAGCGGCGACCCGACGGTTGACGCCGACCAGAAAGCCTACTGGCACGACTGGTGCGGCGATCCGAAAGAGTGCGACTACGAGCAACAGCGGACATTCGCCCAGAAGGCCCGACAGTCGTTCTTCTCGCAAGTGGTCGATGGCGACATTCTGCACCTGCCGCTGGTCGAAGGCTCGCTGCAAACCTGGGAGTCGCACCACATTCGCAACCCTTGGGGCCGATACTCGACGGGTTCGGATACCAACGGGCTGGTGCATGGCGCCGAGGTGGTCAACGGCCGCATCGTGGCCTATTGGGTCACGCCCCGCAATCTCCTGTTCACCCAGGTCGCGCGGCGCGGTGATGCTCACCGCGTCCCCGTGTTCGACTCCGAGGGGAACAAGAGCGCTTTCTGGCTCGGCTTCACACACCGCTTCTTCCAGCGACGAGGTATCAGCCGGTTGTCTGCCCCGCGCGACGCGATGAACGGTTTTGATGACCTGAACTACGCACATATAAAAAGTGCGCTGCGGCGATCCGTGGTCGCATTCCTGATGCGCAGCACACAGCCGGTTGCACCGCAATTGCCGCTTGGCGGGGCGAAGATTCCCCAGGCTGGCTCGCGATACACGGACACTACTTCCGGGCTCGGTCTGGAAACGCAGGTGATCGAACAATTCGGCGAGCCGGCCCAAGTCCTCAAGGCACCGGCTGGTTACGACCTGGATGGCTGGAACGCGAACATCCCCACGCCTGCGTTCTTCGAACACTCGGCGCTCCTGCTCACGATGCTGGCGGTCAACCTCGACCTGCCGCTGATGTTCCTGTTGCTGGATGGTTCGCTCGTGAACTTCCACGGCGGCCGGATGACGTTCGACCAGGTGAAGCTGCGGCTGGACATCCTGATCAGCGACCAAATCGCCGGCCTCTACAATCCAACCTACCAGTGGAAGACCCGACAGCGGCTCACGCCGGGGTCCAAGCAGTTCGACCCGGCCCTCTATGCGGCCGTTCAGCGGGGCGCCAACCCGTTCAAGTTCCAGTTCCGCGCCAAGGGCTGGCCCTACGTCAAGCCGCTCGAGGACGCCGCGGCCGAGGATCTGGCCGAACGCCGCAACCTCAAGAGCATGAAGTCGATCCTCGCCGCGCGGGGCATCGACGAGGACGATCACGTCGTCGAAGTGGTTTCCGGGCGCGGCAAGTTCATTCGGGCCGCCATCCTCGAGGCCCAGGCCATCGCCCAGGAGTTTCCCGAGGTCGTGGCCCAAGACGAAGTACCGCGCCTGTGGCGCGAGTTGCGCTACGGCAACGAGGTCAGCGGCGTGCAATTGGCCGTCACGGCCGATACGACCAGCGGAGAAACAACGGCCACGGCGGACGCGACTCGACCAAACGCCTCGCGGGCGGGAGGCAATCGTGGAGAGTGATTTCGTCCTGCAACCGCGTTTTGAGCTCGAAGCGCCGCAGATGGCGGACTACTTCGGGCTATGGTGCGTCGAGGAACAGGCCTTCCGCGCCCTGGTCGATCGATTCAATGGCGTCAACCTGCATGCGCACTTTGCCTCTGTAGCGCCGCGGGAGGCTGCCAACAAGCAGAAGCAGATCGACTTCGCCGTGACGCCCGACGGCATCGCCATGCTGCAAGTGAACGGCCCGATGATGAAGTCCGTCTCATCGCTGGGCGAGGGGGCGAGCACGGTGCAACTGCGCCAGCAGTTGCGGGCTGCGCGTAAGAACCCAGACGTCATCGGCGCGATGCTGGTGATGGATACGCCGGGCGGCACGGCGAAGGGGAACCGCGACCTGGCCGACGAAGTGGCGCGGTTCGCGCAGGCCAAGCCCGTCTATTCCTATACCGAGGATCAAACCACCTCGGCCGGCGTCTCAGTCGCAAGCCAGGCCACCAAACGTTTCGCCAACAACGACACGGCCCTGTACGGCGCGATGGGCACGTATTCGGTGCTCATGGACCAGAGCGGCATGGCCGAGAAGCTGGGCGTCAAAGTGCATGTGATCAAAGCCGGTCAGTACAAGGGCATGGGTGAACCAGGCACACCGATCTCCGAGGAACAGCTCAACGAAGCCCAGCGGGTCGTCAACGCCCTCAACGAAGGCTACCTGGAAACGATCGCGCGCGGCCTGGGCAAGCCCGTGGAAATGATCCGCTCGATTGCCGACGGCCGGGTGATCATGGCCCGCGACGCGGTTGGCATGGGCTTGCTCGACGGAGTTCAGAGTTTTGACGAAACCTATGCGCAGCTCGTGCAGTACGCCCAGCTCGTCGCTGGCAGTCGCACGGCAGCGCCTCAAGTGAGAGGTTCTATGATGGACAAACAAAGCGCATCATTGGCCGACCTGAAGGCCGCGTTCCCGAACTCGACGGCCGAGTGGCGGGAGTCTCAACTGGAAGCCGGCGCCGATCTGCCGACCGCCGCGGTCGCCTATGCGAAGCACGTCGAGAACACGCTGACCGCCGAGCGCGAGGCGCACTCCAAGGCGCTTGCGCAGGCTGCGGCGAAGAACTCCCCTTCGCTAGGTCACGTTCCGCTGACGGAGCGCAACACGGGCGGCGATGAACTCGTCGAATCGGGCGATCCGATCGAGGACTTTAATGCCGCCGTTGCGGCGCTAGCTGGCCGAAGTCCGACGCTCCAGCGGCGGCAAGGTGCCGTCCGCGCCGTCGCCCAGAAGAAACCGGAGCTTTATCAGGCGTACTTGCTGGCGACCAATCCGGGCCGACTGCAAGCCCGCTTGATCACCGAAAAACTCGAAGCGGTGGCCAAGTAACCGCGCCGCGACAACCCATATCCAGAAAGGCAAAGATCATGACAGCCCTTGTTCAACGGGATGTACGCACGTTTCCCAACAACTCGGCCATCGCACCCTACCTGCGCGTGAAGCTGACGGGCGGATTTCTCGCCGTCGCGGCGGCGACCGACAACGAGCTGGGGATTTTGGAACAGCGCACCTTGGCCGCCGATACCCTGGGCACCGTGCGACTGCCGACGACCGACAGCACCATGCGCTGCACTGCCGCGGGTGCGATTGGGGCGATGGCCACGATCTACCGGGCGGCCGGAGGCAAGGTGTCGACCACCGTCGTCGGCAATGCGTGGGGCATCGCGCTGGAAGCCGCCAGCGGCGACGGCTCGCAGATCGAGGTGCTGCGCGTCGTTGGCGCTGCCTGACAAACCAATTCAACCACCAGAAAGAGGAGCATTAAGACATGCCGTCTCCATCGACCGCAATTACCCGTCTCGACCTGTCGCTGACCTACCAGGAATTTTCGCTGGTGGCCAATCAGCAGAAGTACATCGGCCTGCAGGTTCTGCCGCCGCTTGCCGTTTCGCAGGAGGGAGCGGAGTTCGTCAGAATCGAAATTGCCTCCTTGCTCACCAAGATCGAGGAAACGAAGCGCGCACCCAAAGCCGGTTATGCGCGCGACGATTGGGAGTGGAGCAAGGACAGCTACGCCGTCGAGGAGCACGGCGTCGAAGAGGTCGTGGACGATGCAACCGTCGAGAAGTACGGCGACGTGCTGCGGACCGAACAGATCGCCACGGCCCGGGCCGTCAATCGCGTGCTGCAGCGGCTGGAGTACGACATCGCCGCCGCCGTGTTCAACACCACGACTTGGACCGGAGCCGCCCTGACGACCACGGTGGGGACCGCCTGGACGACCGTGGCCACCGCCGACCCGATCGCCGACATCGACGGCGCGCACGAAAAGGTCAACGTCGGCTGCGGCGAGGACGCCAACACGCTGGTCGTGACGAAGAAGGGGTTCCGCGCGATGATCCGCACGGCACGGCTCGAGGGCCTGCTCAAGTACGACGCTAGCGAGTTGCTGGTCGCTCTCAGCACGGGCCAGAACCAATCGATGGTCAGCGAGATCGTCAGCGGGCTGAAAGACCTCTTGCAGGTCGAACGCATTCTCGTCGGCCGCGGATTCAAGAACACGGCCGACAAGGGACTCCCTGCGAGCCTGTCGCGCGTGTGGGATGACACCAAGGCCATGCTGTGCGTGGTTCACGACGACGGTATCGAGGGCGACCTGGAAAACCCCATGCCGCAAATCGGTCGCACGATCTTCTCGAACAAGAACGACGAGCCGCTGCCGGGCGCCAACGACGCCGGGTTCGGTTCGCTGATCATCGAGGAATATCGCGAGAACCCGGTGCGGGGCGGGGTCATTCGTCCCCGCAACAAGCGGCAGGTCAAGATTCTGCACCCACAGGCTGGGCATCTGCTGCAGGCGGTGACGGCTTAAGCCATGACATCCCAGGTCGATCAGCTTTTGGAAGTCTATGGAGCGGCGCAGCTCGAACAGGGCTTCGGCGTCTCAGTGGTCCTGATGCGCGGCGGGCTCGAATCGGCCCCGTTCACGGCCACTTGGGAACGGGTCGAATACGAGATTAGCGACCAGGAGGGATTTCTCACGAAGCGAACATCGCGGGACTTTGTGTTTCCGACGACGAAGGCGGTGCTGGCCGGGCAAGTCGTGGAGCCTCGGTCTGGCGACAGACTGCGGCTGACCGAAGCCGGCGGCACCGTCGAGTATGAGCTACTTCCGATGGGCAAACTGCCGGCTGCCGAGTCGATGCCCGGCGGCTATCGCTGGAAGGTGCATACCAAGAAGGTGGACGGATGAGCGACGAGGCCGTCGAGGTCACGGTGGCCAAGGCGGTGGTGAGCGAGCTTGCGGCCGCCAGCTTAAGCCAGAAGATCGCGCCGGTGCGTAGCTGGGCGGATTGGGTGCAGCCGCTGGAGACCGACGACGCGTGCAAAGAAAACATGCTCTATGTCGATGTAGTGCCGGTCGCGACGGCCCAGGAGATCGAAGCATCGTCGCGAAGCACGATTGCTTACACGTGTCCGATCGACGTTGCGGTTCGCAAGAAGTTCGGTGCCGACCGGCAGGACCAGGACACCGGCCGGATCGCGATCGAGGATGTCGACACCTTGATGCTATTGGTGCAGGAGATTCATGAGCTGTTCACGCTGGCCCGCATGCAGGACTTTGATGTCGCGGCCTGGCAAGGAACCAAGCGGCTGGTGGCGCCCCACAA